ACCACTCTGAACGAGAAGGATCCCGTTGGTGAGATCAACCGCAAACTGTGGAACAGCGGTAGTGATGAAGACAAAGAGACTGCTCGTAAGCAGAAGCGTAAGCTCCAGTATTACAGCAACATCCTTGTTGTGAAGGATCCCAAGAACCCTGAAAACGAGGGTCGCGTGTTCCTGTATAAGTACGGCAAGAAGATCCACGATAAGATCCTTGCTGCCATGCAACCAGAGTTTCAAGATGAAGACCCCGTGAATGTCTTCGATCTTTGGGAAGGTGCTAACTTCAAACTGAAGATCAAGAAGGTTGCTGGTTACTGGAACTATGATAGTTCCGAGTTCGATAGTGTCTCTGCTCTGTCTGCTGATGACACTGAACTTGAAGCGATCTGGAAGAAAGAATACTCTCTTGAGGCATTCACTTCGAAGGATCAGTTCAAAACCTATGAAGAACTGGAAGCACGTCTGAACCTTGTGCTCGGTGTCACTTCCCGTCCTGCTCGTCAGGTTGTCAGTGAGGATGAAGAGGACTTCGAACCCGTTGTTGAAGAACCTTCCAGCTTCCGTTCTCGTGTGACTGCTGCTCCCATCCCTGTGAAGGAAGAGGCAGTCGTTGATGATGACGATGCTCTGTCTTACTTCGCTCGTCTTGCTGAAGAAGACTAAAAAGAATGGGGGGCATTGCCCCCCTTTTTTATATCCCTGTTTTCTTCAGTCTTTCTGTTACGAAATCACCAGATCTCTTGTAGAGATTTCTTCTTCTAAACTCATCTACGAATAAAGAAACATACTCTGGTTTTAATAAAAAGATTTGTCTGTTCTTTTCGTTTCTTTCTGATTCATAATTGAATTGCTTCACTGGGAAAGAAACATCATTACCAGGAACTGTCTTTACACTGTTATCTTTTTGATCGTAGTAAGTGTATCCTTTAAATGCTCTGCGTCCCCATCTATATTCATCTGATCCATAATCAAATGACCAGAGATAAACATCATTGTTTATGACAGCTTTGATTGGATACCAAGAGTTTGTTTCTGATTCATATCTGTAAGTAAAACTATTACTGTCAAATATTAGAGTAGTATCGTTGAGATTGGGAGTATTAGATACTTGAATTTGTGCTGTATATTCAATACTTTTTAGACCGTAGTAGTCAAAAGTAGGACCGCTTGAACTTTTTTGTCTGAATAAAATATAAATGTCATTTGTTCTTCTTGATTCTGGAATATTAATGACCCAATCTCTTACGTTATTGTCAAGTGGATCGCCTGAATTTGACGCTGTTGGTATTGCAGTCGAAAAATTTTCTTGAGGAAGTCCAGTTACCCAATTATCCCACACATTAGAATTTGCACTGGTCCATCCACCTCGACTAGTTAATACTTCTTGTATCCCATTAAAGAAACAAATTTCTAATTCTTCACTATTTAAAATATCTGGAGTTTCTCCTCCATTCAGACCATTGCCTCTAATTGCTTTGAGAGTAAATGAATTAACGTTTGTCAAATTTATTGGATTCAGTAGTGCATATCTTGGACTAGATGTACCACCAAATAATAAGTGTGGTCCTATATTAAAACCACCTGTTGTTCCTGTTCCAGTACCACCAGGCTGTATAGTGACGGGATCTTCAGAGTCGATGAATCTTTGAGTTTCTGAATCGTATGCATTGATATCAGAGAAGTCAACTAAAGTCATTACTTCTGCAACTGAAGATTGCGTTATTACAGGCAGGTTTGAATCTGGAATTGGGATTGGTGGGTTCTCCCAAAACCAACTTCCCTTTGAGTTATAGAAATATTCATCTACAATCAGTCCAGGTTCAATAATAACTTGTCCATAAACAGATAGTTGATCTTCTTTAGTTATTGTTTCGTAGTGATGGATGCCATTGTAAGGATCATCGTATGTCTTCTCAACATATTTTCTCAATTCATATTCAGACATTGGCCATTGGAATAATGGATTGACTATGTTATTTGTGAGAAGAACTACCCAATCAAGAAAAGGACTATCATAAAATTTCTTTGCAATCATGTCTGGTCTTTCACCATCTTCTACTGCATACTCTGTGTAATAAACAGCAGAGTCGAAAACCTTTTCGTTGATTTGGTATCTGCGGAAGAAGTTCTTTGCAGTTACATAGTCAGACTTTGAGAAAGGATATGAGATAGGTTTTGTATCCCACTGAATATCTGGGACGTATGAAAAGTATGCCATCAGTATCCTCCTTTGATGTCTTCAGCGAAGATGATTTTGGTTTCTTGGAATGACAAAGCCAAGGTTACTGACACTGGACTACCATCTGTGAAAGTTGAATAGGATCCATCAGCGGTATATGAAACATCAACACGGGTGATGTTGCAATACTTATGTCTAGGTAAGTAGGTGTTATATGCCTTACCTCTTCTGAACTGAACGTCACAAACTGGTGGCACTTTAATGAAGTTACCCGCACTGGAAGCACTACTTGGAGCAGCTGCTACTCTAAATGCTTCTATGATTTTCTGAATGGCATTTGTATCTGATTTGTTTCTTGCTGTCATTTTAAATGACATATCAAATGTTCTTAAGTTTGGTCCTTCATAAAATAGTTCAACGTTTGGATTGAATATTTCCGAACCAACTCCCTGAAGTAGATCGTTTGCTGTAATAGATCCACTTGAGACTCCAGGGATTTGACCTAGACCAGCAGCTGCCAATGATGCGGCAATCGCTGTTCCATATCCTTTCATTTTCTCTTCGGATAAAATGCCTGCTAAAGCTGATCCAGCTCCACCAATATCTCCCTTAACAGCATCCCCAGCAGCCTTCAATAAACCTCTACCAACAACTCCCATAGATTTTCCACTATATGATGCTTCAATCTGTGAGTTGATATCTTCTGGCATGTACAAGTATACGGATTCTATTCCAGCGGACTCAAATAGTTTTGTATATCCATCTCCACTATACGTTGCTCTATCGATAGAAGTTTCTCCGCCCGCAGAAAACTGACCTTCGCCTGCTTTGTATTTTAGAAAACTAAAGGAAACAAAGTCTGTGTCTGCATCTATTATTAAATCCGCTGGAAATCTTGCCATTATTGTGCCATTGATTTGTCTGTTGTCTTACCATATGTACCGATCACTCTTCTCGCTTTGAAACTATCATAATATTTCTCTGCAGTTTCTTCCCATACAAGTTCTTTATCATATGGAAATTTGTTTCCATTCACATCCTTTACAAAGTCTTCAATTGGAAGTAGAATAGCAGTGTCCCACTCGTTCGCAGCAAGATCTAGGAAATAACCATTGACATGTGCATTGATATATTTATGGATACATGCCTTGGGTACATCAATTCTACCCTCCATTAATTTTTTAACAGTGAGTATTCTTTTCTTTGGATTTAGATAATGTAAGTTTGCTCCCCAAAATTCAGAGGCACCCATTTTAATTACATAGACTAAAGGGAATCGATCATAGTATGGAAGCCATCTCATCTTTGCTTTGTATTCAAACATATAAAGATGACCGATGACAGGATACATTCTCAAAAAATTTTCATCATCTTTTTCTCCACGTTGTTCTGCGAGAACTTTTGTTGTATCCTTCTTATATTTTGCTGCTTCTTCTTTCACTGCATTTTTATACCAAGAAAAGCTTTGCTTTTCTCCGTTTGTTTTTTCGGTGATTCTTTCGAATAAAGTTTTTTTATCTTTGCTAACTCTTGTATTTACTCTTTGTACAGATGCAAATCCTGTTGCCATTGTTATACTCCTAAATGGTCTTCGGTAAGTATTAAGAAGTTCATCTGTCTATCTTCACAATACTCACGAGCAGCAGACCATTTAGCTTGGTTCTTTGCGAATGTTAAAACTGCGTCACGATAGGCAGCAGTACGTTTGTTTTTTTCATTCGGTGGTTGAGTTTGTCTTTTGGGTTTTATCTCGATAATATATTTTGATATTACCCCAGTCTTTTCTCTAACTTTAATATAGAAGTCTGGATAATATCTTCTCACTTTACCATCGGGAGCACGATAAGGAATGATTACTTCCTCGCTCCCCCACTCTATTATCGAGGGGTTGTTATCACAGAACACCATGAACTTTCGTTCCCATAATGATCTATAGATAACACGGGTTGGGTTACCACGATACTTGGTTGGATTTACAGGTTTGTATAACCCAGAGTATGCCATAATAAATAAATACAGTCCCTCGCCATAGTTATTTAGAGTGTCAATAAAGAATTTTCTAGAGACTATCTCATCCTATGGTGGGATGTCGATGACCAATAGCTATGAAGTACTGTTTGATTTTTCCAAAACAAAAGCACCTGCCGATGGCGGCAGTCCATTGACTGGAAGATTGGATTCTGTTGGAATTCCAAACACCAGAGGTAATGGTAATGACATCATCAGTTTGATGTGCAATAAGGCACAGTTGCCAAACGTAAGTGCAAGAACTGGACAGATTACAAACAGGTATCTGGGAGAGGGACAAATTGATTATGCTGCGGGGAGAGTATTCAGTTCATTTTCTCTCACCTTTATGAACGATGCCAATATGACATCACATAAGTTTTTAACCTCATGGTTTGATTACATCTTCAGAGAAGTAGATGTAGCAAACAATGTGTTAAATCCAAAAACATATGCAAACAACTCAAAGGAATCTTTATATGGAGCAGCTGCTCCACGTCCAATTAATAGGGCAACTAGATTAAGATATCCAGATGAATATACATGCACGATTAAAATTTCCAAAACAGAAATGGGAAC